AAATTAAAAGGCCAAGGTTCATTGCATTTTTTGTCAACTTCTTTTCTAAGGGGGTTGACAATGGACAATGCAATTGTTATAGTAGATGAGTGTCAGAATATGAATTTTCATGAACTTGATACTATTACAACAAGGATTGGCCAAGACGCAAAGATTGTATTCTGTGGTGACTTTGACCAGACAGATTTACAAAAACAAAATGAGAAAAATGGACTACATGATTTCTTTAGGATACTAGATGAAATGAAAGAGTTTAATTGTGTAGAATTTACTATTGGTGATATTGTTCGATCAGGGTTTGTTCGTAATTATCTTATCAATAAAATTAGACTTGGATTTGGGAGCGATTGATGGATATAAAAAAACTTAGAGAACAGCTAGAAATTGATGAGGGAGTAAAATATGAAATTTATAATGACCATCTTGGTTATGCTACTTTTGGTGTGGGTCATTTGGTTCTTGAGTCAGAGCCAGAATCGAGAATGGAAATCGGAACTTCCATCAGTGAGTCCAGAGTCATTGAGGCCTTCGAACAGGATTGCGAAAACGTCCTGCGAGACTGCGACATCCTTTACGAAGACTTTGGAGATTTGCCAGAAGAAGCTCAACAAATAATTGCCAACATGATGTTTAACATGGGGCGAACTCGCTTGAGTAAATTCAAGGGTATGAAACGTGGAGTGGATGCAAGAGATTGGGATGCCGCCGCAGATGAAATGGTTGATAGCGCTTGGTATCGCCAAGTAACTAATCGAGCAAATAGACTAGTAGAGAGGATGAGAGCTATAAAATAATGTTTAATCATGAACCAGTGGAGTTGCAACCTATAAAGGCAACTAACAATAACGGTGTACGTCTATACAATACACCAGAGGGTAACAAGTACCCATCAATCACAACTGTTCTATCAGTCCGTAATAAGAAGGGACTAATGGAATGGCGTAAGAGGGTAGGCAATGATGTTGCAAACCATGTAGCAAGAACTGCTGCAAATCGTGGAACTAAAGTTCATCATATGTGTGAGGATTATCTAAACAATATGGAATTTAATTTTCCTATGGACTGGCAGAAACACAAAAAACACTTTCTTCCATATTGTCTTTTTCAACAATTAAAAGACAGCGTGTTAAATAATATAGATAATATATACGCACAAGAAGCAGGGTTATATAGTGATAAATACAAGGTAGCGGGCAGGGTTGATTGTATCGCAGAGTACAATGGTGTACCATCTATTATAGATTTTAAAACGTCAACTAAAGAGCGTAAAGATGAATGGAATGAAAACTATTACATTCAAGGTTCTGCATATGCAGAGATGTTCGGTGAACGAACTGGCATAGAAATCTCTCAAGTAGTAATTTTAGTAGTAACAGAGGATGGAACTGTCCAAGAATTTGTTAAAGAAAAATACGAATACCTTGATGCTCTAGTGGAAACCGTTACGGAATGGAGAGAGCAAAATGAGAAACATATTGCTAATGATGTCAATTTGGATAGGGGTAATGTGTGGCGGTAGTATTCAAGCCAATGCAGAAGATATTAAAAAATCTATGGAGTGGAAACAAAAACCAGTATTATGTACAACTGCAAATAATGCATTAGAATTTATTAAAAATGAACATAATGAAGAACCAGTTATGATATGGCAAAATGATGATATTCAAACTATTGTGTTTTTGAATAAAAAAACTAATACAACCACCATAATAGATGTAAGTAGAGCTGGAAACGCCTGTTTCTTGAGTACAGGAGAGGATGTTTTTCGTCGTAAATTTAAAGGCGAATAAATGTAAAAAAGGTCTTGACATTCTAATCCCCGTGTGGTATAAATAAGATACAATTTGATGATACGAATTGAGAGTTGCACTGGACTTGGGGGCAGTACCCAACGCCTCCACCATAAGTTCATTTGGACTAGAGTGGATTTCTGATGGGGGCGAAACAGGATCGACAGGCAAGGACGGATGAGTGGAGAATTGTGGATTGACCGCCTTATAGGTCAATAAACTAAACGCAAACGATAATTTTGCACCTTTGGCTCTTGCTGCGTAAGCAGTAAGTGTTAATGGAGTTTTTTTGGGAGTTTTTTTCTTAGCAACAGGATAAAAAACTTCCACTTTATTCAAAAAAGGTATTGACAAATAGATAATAACCTGTTATACTCTGTATATAATGTCACTGATGAGTTTGTGAAATTCAAACGAAACACTTTGTGTCTGACAATATTGTCTACCATCATCTTGAAAGGATGAATTCTATATGACTACGACTACAACTACGAAGGCAACTAAGGTTATTGCCGCTCTCGAAAACGGTACTGAACTTACTGCAAAACAAATCAGCGCACGTTATGGCGTTAAAAATGCTCGGGCGTTGATTAGTTCCCTTCGTATGCAGGGATATCCTGTATACCTCAACAAGCGTGTTAGCTCGTTTGATGGACAAACCTATAGCAAGTACCGTCTTGGTACTGCACCACGGAACGTGGTTGCTGCTGGGTATCGTGCTCTCGCACAGGGTGTCTAAATACCACTACCAACAACGGGTAATGCCGTAATACATTCGCGGGGGGCCACGGTTAGCCCCCCAACTTTAACTAAGGAGACTAAAACAAATGAAGAAACTTATTATCGGAACAGCACTTGCAGCATGTATTTCAACATCTGCAATGGCACAAGATAAAGCAGTTCTACCTGCTACGTCAAAAATCGATATGTCTTTTGTGACCGACACTGAACATAATGTAACGAAGGAAACAACTACCACAGAATTTGGTGTTGTTGCTGGACTTAAAGGATTTGATTTATCAGTCCTGCCAACAATCAGCTGGGATGCCGAAGAAATTTCCAATATCGAATTTGCCGCAGGGTATACATTTGATATTACAGATTCCTTTGCTGTTTCACCATATGGTGAAATCAATTTCAATAAAGAATTTGATAGTGGCGATAGAATTATTGGCTTGAAAACAAACTATAAGTTCTAAAACTAAAGGTTACGGGGGTTCCTTTTAAAAACCCCCACTTTATTAATGAGGCACAAATGACACTAAACACCTCAAAGACCTTTTCAATGGAAATTGAAAGACTCGCAATAGACAAGAAAATCTCGCATATGGACGCAGTGCTTGATTATTGTCATCGTCAAGATATTGAACCCGATACTGTGAGCCGTCTTATTTCTAAAAGTCTCAAAGAGAAGATTGAGGCAAATGCTCGCGACTTAAATTTCCTACCTCGCCAAGCACAACTCCCCGTATGAAATATAAATTAAAAGTTCAAAATGGAACTTACACAGCAGATAATCTATTTGTTCTGTTTTTCACTGTAGTCAAACATAGGCTGCATCATTTAATAAAAGACAAAAAGTTTATGGACTAATGGAACCGATTGACGTTTATCTAATGTACTGTGCTATGAAGGCACACTTTGGTAAGAGCGACTATGACTTTGTAACATACAAGGGCAAGACTCGTATCAGACGTGAAAGCTTCTATGAACGTAAGGACAGGTCGTTCTTCGTTAAATTGTCTCGCAAGTACGAGACAGAAGATCAAATCAAAAATTACTTTGTAGCAAATTTCATCAAAGACAAGAAGGGGTATATTGCCAACTTCAATGATGAGAACTATGAGTCATGGAAACTGAAACGTAAGGGTTTCTTTGAAATGTTTGAGGTTGAGATGAAGCCTCTGGTGGAATCATTTGAGGATATGTTTATTGTAGAGAATGGACAGCATCCTAAATTGATGAGAGAGTTTCTAGGTGGCCGTGTGTCATTAGAAACATTGATTATATTAGATGAGTTGGTTAATTATGGACCAGATTGGATTAAAGAACTAAAGGATGATATTATATGGATTGATTTAAACAATCTCATGGATAATTACGAAAGGTTCTTGACAATTGATCAAGAACAGTATAAGATAAGACTATTGAAACTGATAGAGGAGTATCCTGTTTATGGAAGCAAGAGTAGAAGCGTTCTTTGAGGCACGGTGCCAGGAACTAGAAAATCAAGTGAAAGCATTGCAGTTTGACAATGCTGTTATGTCGGTTAAAAACGGCGAACTTTCGGATCGAGTTACCCAACTTGCTAACCGTCAGCCATCTTGGCCAAAGGGTTTTAAACCACAGCGACGGTTTAACGCTAACAAATAATGGTATGCCGCGCTAGCTCAGTGGTAGAGCAATGGTTTTGTAAACCATAGGCCCGCAGTTCGATCCTGTGGCGCGGCACCATTTAAAGGATATAATATGAAAGTAAGATTGATTTCAAATTCCACACCAGTTAATGTTGTTG